TAAATATGCCGTCGGGCAACCGATGGGAGCTTTGAGTTCTTGGGCCATGTTGGCTTTAACTCATCATTTAGTTGTTCAATATTGTTACTGGTGCGAGTATCCTACTCGAAGAAGGTCTATGACCTGATTCGACGGGTACGAAGTGCTCGGTGATGATATCCAAATATTTGATGAAAAAGTAGCGAATCGATATCTTAAGGTGTGTGACGACTTGGGTGTAAGTATTAACTTATCGAAATCAGTTGTATCTAAACAATTGGTTCCGGTAGTGGAATATGCAAAGCGGACCTCTATGTTAGGATCAGATGTTTCTGCCCTATCATGGAAGATGCTTGCTTCTCAAGACAATCTCACCGGGAAGGTGAATATTGCGATGAAGGTATTCCAGAAAGGAGTTTTCTCCTCTCTCCGGAGTGCCTTTGCCTTGGCAACTGCATCGAAATTCAGAATATCAAAGTCTGGAGAAGCTTATTCAATTATTTCCTTCTATACTAATCTTTATAAACAAGATTTAGTAAGCTGAAGATGATTGCTTGAGCGACTCTGTGACCGAAAATCTTTTGAAATCTTTCATGGAAAAGCTCGCATACCCAAACTCTCCTTAAAGGAGTTTGAGTGAGTTGAACTTGCCATAAAAGAAAGTAGAGATCTAAGTTCCATCCCCACTCATCCAGATCGTGAGTTTGCAGTCTCTGCTCATTATATAGAGCCAACAAAATTGGTTCTCTATGATAAGATTGACCGCATCATGCGAACGGTGGTGAGTGACGGGTTCATGCAATCCTCATTCCAGTCCTTTTTAAAAGGAATTTGGCATGAGGGGCAAGGAACTTATGATCCTGAATCACAGTTCGTGATTAAGGATCTCGCCCAGGACATGATCTCTGATATATACCAATTCGAAATGCTTAACGCATTCGCAGTTGATTTAAATCTTCTGCGGTACGATGAGCTAATTCGACATTTGGATAAATTAGAGAACATGAGACGTGCGCTCGAGCTGGGTATCAGATCTAAGGCAGATCGTAAGAAGCCGATTAATTCGTCTTTATACGTTCTTAAATCCTTAGATACGATCCTGAAGCTTCCAAAAGAGTGGTGGGAAGAAATGGATAAACGATTACATCGTTAATCCGCGAATATTATAGCAAAGTGATTCGATCGTAGCTTGAGATGGATCTAAGATAGGCACATACACTTGGGCACCCTAAAAGGGACGCTGGTGTATGGACCGAGTCTTAGAGGATCTAGGATAGGCACGCACATTCGGGCACCCTAACGGGAACGCTGATGTACGGACCGAGTCCCAGATACTTCTCTTGTTATAAAGAAAAAAAATAAAATTGGACTGCGAGCTCGTAATGATCTTCAACGTCTAAACGAAGAGATAGATGAGAGTAATCTCTCCCCTGTCTCATATATAGTTCTAGGGTCGTGACCGCGGTGAAACTTGATCTATTTATAGACTCTTGTTAATAAACGTGATTACACCGAGTAATCCATGGGATTACCGTGAATACGAAAGGAAGGTGCGTAGAGACCACCCAGGTGGGCCTATGCTATCCCTTGAGAAAATGCAACCGAAAGGATGTACTTAGTGGGTTCTTCGGAACGTCCATACTTTTGAGGGTGAACTGCTAAGGG